GAGCTGTACCGGTATATCAGACTTTTACCTTTAAAGCGGACGCCGGTAGCAAAGTGGTACTTATGTATCAGAGTAAAAATGGAAAGGAAGGTACGAAGTAATGGATATTAAAGAACGTATTGAGAAAGCAAAAGAAAGACTGGAAGCTGCTAAAAATGCAAAGACAAAGGCGGAAACACAGCTGGAAGCCGCACAGGAACAGTGTGATAAGGTCGTAGAAGAAATGAAGCAGTTAGGCGTTACCCCGGATACGATCGAAGCAGAGATTACCCGCTTGTCGGAATCCGTAGAAGAAAACCTTAAGAATGTGGAAAGTAACATACCGGAAGTTTAGGGGGTAGCTTATGGGACTTATGGATTTTTTTATCCGTCCAGAGCCGGTAAGCTATGGTACTGCGAAGGGTTTAAACACCTTGCAGATTAACCGTATAGCTGCTGATCTTCGTACTGCCAGGGACAAGGTTAATAACCAGATGGCGAAACGCGAACTACTGGAAAAGCAGAGAGAAGCGGCGGTAAAGGTAAAGACGGAAGCAGAAGAACAGTTAGGCGTGTTCGGACTGGTACAAATTCTTTTACAGAAGACCAGCGACTACGCCAGACAACAGGTAAAGGTAAGGATAGAAGATATAGTAAGCGAAGCGCTTAACGTGGTCTTCGGTGGGAATCATAAATTTATGATCGACCTTACCTTAAGAGGTAACCAGCCTATCGCTGAATATTACTTAAACGACGACAGCGATATCACGAAGCTGGAAAAACCGGATTACGACCGCGGCGGCGGGAAAATTGATATTATCGCTCTTGCGCTTCGTCTGGCAGTCGGCGAAATGGAAGGCGTAGACGGTCCGTTATTCCTGGACGAAGTAGGTAAGCACGTATCAAAAGAGTACGCGCCGTCGGTAGCGTATTTCTTAAAAGAGTACAGCGCCACTTTTGGAAGACAGATTATCCTTATCACACATAACGCCGACCTTGCAGAAATCGGGGAAGTAAGTTTAGCTGTGAAGCGTTCCCAGAGTGGAGAAAGTGAGGTGTCCGTATTATGAAAAAACATTGTATAGACTGTGGGATTATCTTCTATACGGACGACCCAGACCAGGTACGGTGTGAGTGCTGCGAAGACGATCGAAAGGGGGGACGAAGAAGATGGTTAAATTTTTATTCGTGGGCGATCTACACTTACGCGGCACGAACCCCAGAAACCGTATAGACGACTATAAGGAAGTCGCAAAACAGAAGCTTAAGGAAGTTTTTAAGATAGCTGTAGACAATGCTGTAGACGCGATCTTACAGCCTGGGGATATATTCGACCGGCCGGAAGTTGGTATAGCCGTTCTTCTGGAATTTGCAGAGGTGTTAAAGGAAAGTCCGGTAAATATTTACTGTACACTGGGTAACCATGATATTTACGGATACAACGTAGATAGCTACTACCGTACCAGCTTAAGGCTTTTGGAAATGCTGGTACCACAGCTTACGGTTATCAGAAGCGCCAGCGACAAGCCTATTTATCTGGCAAAGGGACACTACAAGGTGTATCTGACTGCTACGCCGTACAGTAAGGATATGGATATAAACGGCTACGGATACGGTCCGGACGTAGATTACCCGGAAGGTAACCATATCGGGGTACATATAGCCCACGGTATGTTATTAGACCACCGCCCACCGTTTGACCGATACAGTGATTTATATAAGGTGGACACGACCGCCGACATTATTCTTACTGGACACGATCACTTAGGCTATGGGATTTACCACAGAAGCGCTGACGACAAGCTTTTTGTAAATCCAGGCAGCCTGTTACGTATGTCAGCTTCCGTTAATGAGATGGAACGGCAGATACGGGTAGCACTGATTAAGATAGACGAAATCAGTGGAAAGTACGAAGCGGAGTTTATACCGGTGTCGTGTGCGAAGTCCGGGGAAGAAGTCTTAGATCGTAGCCGTATCGAGGAAGAAAAGGAACGACAGTACGCTATGGACAACTTTAGCGCACTTATCCAGGGTCACACCGGTAATAAGGTTCTTATGGATATTAACCAGATTATCGACCAGGTAGCAGCCGAAGAAAAATACAGCCCGGAAGTAGTAAAGACAGCTTTACAGATCATTGATAGACAAAGGGAGCTTGTAGCGGTATGAAGGTGAAATTTTGGACTTGTGGTAACTGTGGACACGAAGAACCGATTACGGATAACGATTTACAGGAACTTAACCCGGTGGTTTCTTCCGCTGGTGCTATAAAAATAAGTTGCCCGAACTGTGGCGCTTATACGATCAGTAAACCGTTTGACAGTTCTTGTATGGGTGGGTCGTTCCTGGTGGTACGCCCACATATCCGAAAGGGGGCGAAGCCGTGGCCGGTAAAAAGATAAACGCTTTCAATGAACTTTGTAAAGATATTATGATCGCAAATATGGCGGATACCTTAAAGGCT